GCTTGTTGACTTTGAAGCCGAAGGCTTCAAGAAGGTCAACAACGTGGCCCACATTGTCAACGGGAACGACGATGTCGTCACCGTAGACGCTGACTCGTCCGACAGCTCGTCGGACGGGCAGGTGTTCGGTCGGAGTACCGCTTCCCATCAGAGCAATAATCGTGAAGATGATTGCCTCAATGGGGAACGTGAGTGCCGAGCCCATGGACGCAAACTTAAAAAGAGGAATCACTTCCCCTTCCACGTTTGCATTCCTAGACCTTGTCGCCATGACAAAGTCGCTCAGATGTGGCCAGCGATCAAGTAGTAAAGCTACAAGGTCGTTTGCCACCCGGTCAGAAGCTTCACTCAGATCGAGTGTCGCCAAGGAGCGATCGCGAGAACTAGCCTCGGCCAGTTCTTGATTTCGCGTCTGATCGGTGAAACCGAGAATCCCGTATAATGGAGATTTACGAACGAAATCGTAGATCTCACGTTTGAGCCCCTGCTGTGCAAACTGCATAGTCGAGGGCTCAATAGCGATGATTCGAGGTGTCTTCTGAGTTTTCGGAACAGAAACTACCCGAACGGGTAGTTCCTGATCCACGGGCACGAGGTCACGGGTATACTCGGTTGCGACGTTACGAGAGTAGCGCCAGGATGGGAAAACCTCTTCGAGGCGTTCCGTCCAATAACCGAATTCCCAACGCTGTGGATGATCAAGTCGATCAGCGACAGCGCCGGGACCGTGCCGCGGGATGAGCGAATAGCTCGAAACAAGAGTCTCGAGTTTATCGAACAGCCCGCCGAACTCAAGAAGAGCAGTTCGTCTGAACCGCTCCAACAGAGCATTGTTAGGGGGTGAATCCTCCCAATGATGCTTGAGTTCGTCGTCCGTTTTGACAAAGGATCGGAACGCTGCCTTAACCCTTGAAGGGGTGCAGTTGCGTTCGACCTTCTGCGTCAGGTTTCCAAGCTGACGTAGCGCCCAGATTGCGTTAGCATCGGGCGTGTCAAGAATTCTGCCATCAGCAGAAAACACACGCAAGAGGAAACCTCGCCCAAAGGCGGGGAGACCCCGAACATACTTGAAACAAGTAAGTTCGTGTTGCGGCCATTGACCATCTTCAAGGCCTTTCTCAAGGGCCTTGACGTACAATGGCAAGGTGATCGTCAAAAACGATTCACCTTCGTGTTCTGTGCGAGCGATGAGCGTCCGCTCATCAGCTGACACACTTGTGTCGCAGAAACGTCCTACATCACGTAGGACGGCCAGATGGAGAGTTACCAGGCTTTTCAAGGCCCCTCACTTTCATGAGGTTGTCTTCCAGCCAGATAGCTCTATGCCCTGCTACGAGTAGCGGCCACCGCGAAACCTCCGATGCTGAGTGAAATCAGCAGGGAGATTGCGACGATGATCAGCGCCTCAGTAGCACTCACTTCTCTCCGCCGAGGATCTTCTTAAGAAGAGCCTTCGTCGAAGCACCCAGCGCTGTGGTCAGAGCGTCGTAAAGACTCTCTGCAGCGCCGGCAGTAACCCCAAAGGGCTGCTGCGCCGAAACGGTGACCGACGGCCGGAGTCGCGACTTGAGCCCAGTGATGGGATCGACGTAGACTTCCGACGAGACGAGAGAGACCGAGGTACGGAGGTTATCGTTCTTATCCACCTTCTGGGTGACATAAAGATCGATTCCGTTGACTCGGTCCGTGTAGACGTGCGTATCAGCACGCTCTTCAAGGCGAGGCAGTGTACGAGCGGTACCGGAAATGGTAACGCTCTGCGGGTCAGAGAGCATCTGGTTCTCCTTTGTGCGCCGTAGCGCGGTGGGTGGTGTTGACTGTGTTTCTGCTAGCGGGACTTTGTGAGTCCCAAAGCAGCCAGGATACCCATCTGCTGCACGTCAAGTGCAGAGGATGAATTGCCTGAGTAACCGAAAGGGTTGCCACGAAGTCGTCTTTTAGTGACGACCGACGAACGCTGACGGTGGAAATAAGGCAGATCGGTTACCCGACCTGACGAAGATCCAAGGTTAGTGAACGTCGTATCTACGGAAGACTTAAAAGTCTCCATGCCGTAGAAATACGTGGACATGATACGGTTGGACATGCCGGCTTCCATAGCGGCAATCGATGCTCCAATATTATTGGACCAATCGACCAACCATGACCAGGGAGCAAGATTCCACAAGGTAGAGGGCGTCAAGTTGACGTCCATAAGAGTCTCCATCCGATCCAAGAAGTTGGACGGGTCGAAACTCGCCTTGGGAATATAAACGAACGTTCCCTCAAACCATTGCTCGCGCGATGTCTTCACGGTTCTCACGGTGTTAGCCTGAAAGGCTCGCAGATTACCTGCAAGTCCAACAGACTGACCACCATGAATGAGCTGCGAATAATCGCCGAACTGGGCTGAGAGACGTATCGATCCAAGCTCATCACGCGAGAATGTCGTGATAGGCTTGAGCTCCCGCCTGCGGTGTGTAGCTCCCCAGGGCCGGTAAAGCCCTAGGGACGCAGAGAATAAACCCTCTGCGAGCTGCTGCAAATCGTTGAGAAGTGGCTTCCAGCCAAACTCAACATTGAGGTAATCGCTACCAACACTCTTCGCAAAGTGAGCCTTCCTGATAAAATCAGGAATTAGGCGAGGAAGACCCTCGCGGAGTTCACCCAGAAAAGTGCTGAGAGAGAAATCCC